GCAAAATCCAAGACTGGCGATACTGACACGGACGCATCTTACAGCTACGTGCTTGTAGGCGGTCAGCGCAATTCGCCGGTCAACTCGCAGGCCAACAGCATCGACGCATCCCACAAGACGAGCGGCGGCTGGGGCTCCAACCTGCCCGGCCTCAAGACGTGGAATATCGCATACAGCGGCCTCCAGGTCATGAACGATGACGGCCTCTCCATTCTCGAGTATGCTTACCGTGAGAGTAAGCAGGTACGCGTCAAGATTGTCTACTCTGACAAGTCGTATCAGACCGGCTGGGCATATGTGACGCAGTTCAACAAGGACAACAGCTACACGGCTGTATCCACGGTTTCCGTCACGCTTTCCGGTCAGGGCGCAATTTCGGCGGTCACGGCGGCGGCCACGGAGTCTGCTGGCACTGGCGCATAAGAAAGGAATAAAGCATGAAAAAGGTTACGGACTTCAAAATTGGCGAAAAGGAATACTCGCTCGTTCTGAATAACCGCGGCCTGGCAAGTATGGAGCGCTCGCTGGGGCGCTCCATTTTGTCTATTTTTGGGGTTCCGCCAAAGGAACTCATCCAAAATATGACGATTGACGTACTTGCGGCGGCGGCAAAATACGGCGTAGAGAAAATTGGGAACGAAGACCCCTATGATTTCATCGACCGTTTCTGTGAAGAAGGCGGCACGATTGATGATTTCACCGGCATCGTCCTTATGGCTATCAGTAATACAGGGCTTTTCACGAGAGGGAAAGCGGCGAAACCGGCAACGCGCACGCGCGCGAAGACGACGGCGAAACCGTAAGTACCTTTCTTGAGTGGCTCGAAAAGAGCGAAAGGGTTGCTTTCTCCATCGGCATCCATATTGCTGAATTCGAGGAAATGACGCCCGCCGAGTTCTACCTATGCTTAGAAGGCTACAAGATGCGCCTCAAGGCGCAAGACCAGCGGCGCGCCTACTTCACGTCCCTGTTGCTCACAGCGCACTCTACAAAGCCTGTCAGTGTTGACGATGTATATAAACCTTTGTGGCATACGCAGGATGAGATTGTGGCGCATCGTGAGCAGGGCGCGAAAGACGAGAAAGCAGGGCTGATGGAAGAATTCGGCCTCACGGATAAGGAGGTGTAGGCAGTGTCTACGCTGTCAGAATTAGTAATCAAAATTGGTGCAGACGCGTCTGGCCTCCATAACGAACTGGGCAAGACGCAGAACGAAATCCAGAACGCATTCGGCAACATCCAGCCGGTCGATAACATGACGAACGCGCTCACCGGCACGACTGGAGCGGTCGAAGCGCTCACGAGCAAGATGGTCAAGTTCGCGGGCCTTGCGGCTGGCGGCTTTGGCCTGACATCGCTTGTGTCGTCTGCTGTGGAGGCTGGCGAAAGTACTTATCAGCTTTCCCAGCGCCTGGGCGTAACTACGGCAGAGGTGTCGACGCTCAAGCGTGTCATGAGTCAAACGGGCGGCGACGTTGACACGGCGGCGAAGTCTATTATGCGTCTTGACTCAACGCTGGCAGGCGCTGGTGAAAAGGCCGAGACTACACAGAAATGGCTTGACGTGTTCGGTGTATCCGTAAAGGACGCCGAGGGAAATCTTTTGCCGCTCACGAAGCAGATTGAGAATTTGGCCGAAGGCTATCAAAAAGCACAGCAGGCAGGCAAGGCACAGGAATTCCTCATGAACACGCTCGGCACGCGTGGCCTTTCACTGGCAAAGACCCTGCAACAGTACGCCGAGGCGAAAGAGAACGCCGCACGCGTGCAGTCCATCGGGCTCGACGTGAACCAGATGCATGAGCTTGACCGTGAAATGAAGGTCATGGACATGCAGATGGGGCAGATTAAGCTTGTTGTTGGCAATACCCTTGCCCCAATGGCGGCCGACATCCTGCCTGTCATCTCAAACGAGCTCGCCTATGGGGCAAAGCTCATAAAAGAGCACAAAGACGGCATCATTACAGTCAGCTCCGAGCTCATTAAGGTGCTTGCCATCTACAAGAGCATCCAGGCCGCGCAGAGTGTCGTGTCGAAAGTGCGCGACTTTGCGGGCATGTTTCGTACGACCGAGGCAACGGCAGAGCAGAAAGCACTGACAAAAGCCCAGGAACGCGCCATTGCCAAGCGTGAGCGCGCCATTGAAGCAGCGGCGCTCAAAGAACAGCGCGCCTATGCAAAATCCGTGCAGGAAATGGCAATCTCCGAGGAGGAGAAATCCCGCCTCGTGGCCGAGCACACGGCACGGCGCACAGCACTTGCTGAAGAAGCAGCTATGCGTGAGCGCGCCATCATGACGGCAATGTTTCAGCAAATCAACGCTGAACGTACAGCCGACACAATGCGCGCCACGGAAAGCGAGGCGCAGAAGGCCACGGCGGCACAGGCGGCATCTGCTCGTATCGTCGAGGCCAACACTGCGGCGGCGGCATCCACGCGCGAGATTGTCGCGGGTAATGAGGCCGTTGTAGCGTCCGAGGCACAGGCGGGCGAGGCGGCGACGGTAGCGGGTGCGGCAAAAGTCGAAGCGTCCACGGTGGCAAAAGTAGCCACGGCTGAGGAGACCGTGGCAAATGAAGCGCTCACGGGCTCAATCACGGCAACCGGCGTTGCGTCCGAGGTAGCAGGCGGGCAAAAAGTCGCTGCTGAAACCGCGTCCAAGGTAGCCATTGGCGAAACAACCGTAGAGCAGAACCTGCAAAGGGCGGCAGTAGTGGAGACCGGCGTGCAGGCACAAATAACCGGCGCAAAGATGTCAACGGCGGCACTCGGCGCGGTTGGCTCCGTGCGCACACTCACCACGGCAGTATGGAACCTTGCTATGGGATGGTGGGGCGTTGCAGCGGCAATCGCGGCGGCAATCCACGCAAGCGCTGGTGCAAGCCAGTCTCGAATTGAAGCCGAGCGGTCGAAGTATACCGAGTATGGTGGCGAAAGCTACGCGAAAGACGATAGCGGCAACTGGTACAAAGTGGACAATGAGACCGGCGACGTTATCGACGCTACGACTAATACAGGCGACGACTACGACAATGGCGGCTATGGCGATGTAAATACTGACCCAGAGCAGGGCATTGTCGGTGCCCCAACTGGTAGCACATCGAACGAACGCGCATACGTCACGGATGAAAGCACGATTGAGGCGCTCGACAATCAAGCTGGTATTGACTGGCTGGGCACGGCGCAGGGCAAAGCCTGGGCAGCAGAACAGGAGCGTGCCGAGGCTGAAGCCAAGCAAAAACAGATGCAGGACGAGATGCAGGCGCAGATTGCGGCTCTCATGCAGTCAGCGGCTGACGCGGGCAAATCTGCATCGGGCGGCGCTGGCAAGGCCGCTAAGACTGGTTCCGTGACTGCTGCGCCTCAGCATGTCAATGAGACCGTACCAATCGGCCAAATTGCCGCCGAGATTGCGCAGAACAACTTCGGCGAAGGCGAGCAGTGGATGGGGAACGTCACGGACAACCCGCGCATCCAGTGCGACTCCTTTACAGCCAATATCTATAATCAAGCAGGCATCAGCGACATTGGCGGGCACAGCACGAACGGCGTTATCAATGACCAAGCGTTTAAGGACGCACAGTCTTACTATAACCGGCTCGAATGGGAGCGAGGAACCTATACGCCCCAGGTCGGCGACCTTGTAGACAGCGCCGACCATGTAGGCATCTACATGGGTAATGGTATGGTACGCTCGCGCGACTCCAGCGGCGGCGTCACCACGCGCACGCTCGACGAATGGGACAATCAATTCGGCATTACGGGCTTTGGTTCCATTGCCGGTGCAACTGGTAATACGCAGGTGAGCAGGACCATCGAGGCGAGTCAGCGCGCGGCCTCCGAAGCTGAGAAAAAACGCAATGAGGCCATAGCCAACCTTGCACGGCTCAACAATCAGATGGCCGAGACCGTCATGAGCAACACAGGCACCAAGCAGGCCATGGATGAGGCGAAACTGCAAGACGACATCCGCGCCAAGCAGGAGCAAATCAACAAGGCTAAGCAGCTAGGCATCGACACAACCAAATCTCAGCTTATCCTTACGGCCTACGAGCTGTCTCAACGCGCTGAACTCGTGAAGAAGTACAACGAGGCACGCGATGCCCAGCGTGCGGCCACGGCTCAGGCCGTAGCGTCTGCGTCTCACAACTACGAGGCGGTGGCTCAGGCCGAGTATGACGCGACAATCCTTAACCTCAAGAAAGCGCGTGAGGACAAAGAAAAGTCTCTCATGGCCGACAAGAACGACTTTGAAACGCGCAATATCATCGCCGACGAATACTATGCAAAGGTACGCGAGGCCGAGGATAAGCTCTACAAGGCAAAAGAGGAAGCCCATGACAAATACGTGAGCTGGCTTGTTGAGGAGGGCAATCTTGCCGCACTTGTTGCAGAGCTCGACACCCCGAACAGCCGAGGCGCAGAAAAGGCGCAGCGCTCTATCCAGATTGACGATGAGAAGAAGCTCGCCAAGCAGTACGTGTCCGTTTGGAAGGGCGCACACGGCACCATGTCCGGCTATATCGCCGACGTGAGCAACAGTGTGTACAGTTCCCTGTCTGACAGCATGAGCGAGTTTATCCGTGGCACCAAATCGGCAAAGAACGTGTTTAAGGACTTTGGAAACAGCGTGCTCTCCATGATGGCGAAAATCGCGGCACAGCGTCTGGCCGCGTCGTGGATGACGAACATCCTCGGCATGTTCGGCAGCGGTGGCTCAAGCGTCAATAGTGGATTGTACAGCCGTGTCATGGGCACACCGAGCATCAGCGCGGGTTTTACCAGTGCGGCTTATGACCTGTCCCACACAATCGGCGGCGTAAAGTTTGCCGAGGGCGGTATTGTCACTGCTCCAACACTCGGCCTTATTGGCGAGGCGGGGCACAACGAGGCCGTTATCCCTCTGACTGACAACAACCTGCGCGCACTTGGCGGTGGTGGCGTCGTGGTGAACATCACGAACAAGACTGACAGCAACGTCAAAGTGCAGAATTCCTCGTTTAACGAGGATATGGGCAAGTGGGTACTGGATGTTGTGGTTGACGGTGCGTCCCGCAACCGTGGTGGCTTCGGTGCCAATCTCAAGACGGCTTTAGGAGGTGTGTAATATGGCGGCAACGCTGACTTTCCCCGATGTGGGTGAGCCTAATCTATCGACCGCAAGCGGATGCGGTTCGTCGTATACGGTAGCGGTGCAGGATAGTACCATATCCACGACGTCTGACGCCAACTACAAGCATACGCGGCCCCGTACAACCAAGATGATTACCACGTGGACATACGCATGGAATACGCTCACCGAGGAGCAGAAAGAGACGCTGGTTTCTTTCTTTAAGCAGGTTGGCACGTTCCAAGAGTTCAACTTCGCAGACTGGGAGACCGGCGCGGCGCACGTCGTGCGTTTTGCCGCGCCCCTTACTTATCAGTACGTGTACCCGCGCTATCAAGTGACGCTCAAGTTTGAGGAGGTGTAACTGTGAACCGCTTTTCGCAGATTGCGACGCTTGAGAAAAACAAGCTCGCCACGGAGGCGCCTTTCCTCACCATGGTCGAAGTCAACTATAGCGGCCTGCCGGACCACATCTACCTCGTACGCAACACAGAGGACGTGGCGTGGCGGGGCCAGACGTGGACGGCGTTCCCCATGGACATCGAAGAATACACCGAGGATGGCAAAACCCTGCCCGCGCTGACACTCAAAATCAGCAGTGGGCGCGGCTTGCTTACGACGTACCTGCAACAGTACAACGGACTTGTGGACGCGGAGATTTCCGTCTACATCGTGAACGCGAAACTGCTTGACGTGGATGACGCCGAGATGCAGCTCGATTTCGTCATAAATGAGTGCTCCTACGATGAGGAATGGATTTCCTTCACGCTGGGGCCGTCGCCGGAGATTGCCGACCGTTTCCCGAATTACCGCTATTTAACGGATTTCTGCCCGTTCGTCTGCGGTGATATCCGCTGTGGGTACAATGGCAAGGGCACGTGCAGGAACAACCTAAAGACGTGCCTTATCCCCGAGCGCTTCGGGGGCGAGCCAGGCATTCAGACAGGGAGCTGACATTATGAAGTATGAGGATTTAATCGGCGTGCCGTTTATCGATGGCGGCCGTGATAAGAGCGGTATGGACTGCTGGGGACTTGCTAGAGAGATGTACAGACGACAGGGTATAGATATACCCGACTACCACGTGAGCGCCGTCTCAGCGGTATCTGTGGCTTCACAGATGGGCGTTGACGTGGCGTACTGGCAGAAACTGGCACAGCCCGCGCTCGGCTGTCTCGTGCTCATCCGGCTCTCACCCGACGTCTGGGCGAACCATGTAGGCATCTATATCGGCGATGGCAAATTCATCCACGCATACAGCGCGACGGGCGTGAGCATCGGCAGGCTTCGGCGTTGGCGCTCGCGTATTGTCGGTTTCTACGTACCCAAGAAAGGAGGCAGACCATGATACAGCTTATCCGTGTGCCTAATCCTTTTGAACCGCGTAAACATGAGGTAGAGGAAGCCTGCTACACGGGCAAGGCCATCCCGAGCTACATCAATGTAGACGGTATGGATTGCGTGCTCAATGGGCAGGTGGTAGAGAACCCTGCCGAGACTATCCCGCAGGACGGCGAACAGCTTATCGTCATGCCCCACGTCGGCGGCAGAGGGCTTAAACGTGTTCTCGGCTTCGCGGCCATGATTGCGTTGTCCGTCTACGCTGGCAATGTGGCGGGCGGGCTGTGGAAAACCGCACTCGGCAAAGGATTTGCGGCTCACACCGTCGGCGCGCTGCTTGCCTCCGGCGCGGTCATGTTTATCGGTGGCAAAATCATCAATTCGATTTTCCCTCAGCAGAACCCGTCATTCTCCTACGGTGACCAGGACACGAGCCAGTCTTACGGTTGGGACCTGCCGACACCAACACAGATTGCCGGCGGTGTCGTGGGCGAGACGTACGGCGAGTGCATCCCTGCCGCGCAGCTGCTGGAACAGCATGTAGAGACGATTGACGACAAGCAATACCTAAACCTGCTCTATTGCGGTGGCTACGGCCCAATCGACAGCATCGATGATCTGCGCATCGATTACACGAGCCTTGACAACTTCACAGGCGTACAGGTAGAGACGCGCCTCGGCACGAACGACCAAAAACCGATATCGTTTTTCAAGAACACACCACTTGACCAGTCCGTAGGCGTCGAAGTGCCGGACGACAACTCCGTTACGCGCACGAGCGACAGCACAAACGCGAGCGCGCTGGAAGTCACGCTTGAGTGGCCCGGGGGCTTGTACTACATCAACGACAACAACAATTACGCCAACGCTACGGTCAAATTCAAGCTCGAATATCGGCTGACCGGCACGACTACATGGCACAACTTCAACAAGGACGATGCCAACTATGTATATGAGGCCACGGCTGGCACGAATGCGGCAGTACGTAAATCGTACCTTGTCGATGGCCTAGATGCGGGGCAGTACGACGTACGCATTACCACGGTAGACCGCCCCAAGACAACGCGCTACCAGTCCATGTATCAGTGGACGCTCCTCACGTCGTATCTTGACGGAGTGTATGCACGTCCAGGTAAGGTGCTTGTGGCGCTCCGCATCCTCGCCACGAACCAGCTCAGCGGCGGTGTACCGTCCCTCAACTGGCGGCAGAAACGCTCGAAAGTCTGGGTATGGAACCCGACGCTCGATAAACCAGCCTATGAGGAAAAGCCAGCCGATAACCCGATTTGGGCGGCTTACGACATTCTGCACGGGTGCAAACGGCTGAAGAATATCAACACCGGCGAGTATGAGTTTGTTGTGAGTGGCGTTCCCAAAGAAGCTCTCTCCGCATACTATGACGAATGGGAGAGCGCTGCAGCGTACGCCGATGAGATGATCACCAATCAGGACGGCGAGAAGGAACCGCGCTACCGCTTTGACGCTTTCTTTGACAGCCCACAGAAACGCATTACGGCGGCACAGAAGGCGGCGACCATCGGCCACGCGGCTATCATCCCACACGGCAGGAACTACGGCATCGTCGTAGACCGCCCCGGCGTCATCACTCAGATTTTCGGTGAGGGGCGCACGACGGTTTCAAGCGTCAAAGGCTCCTTTACGTCCAAGGCCGACCGCGCACGCGCTATCGAAGTCACATACAACGACACGCAGAACGACTTCAAGAATACTGTTCTGACCGTGCGCAGTCCGAACTACAACACGGACACGGGCTCAGACAATACTGCTCAGCTCTCCCTGTTTGGCGTCAAACGGCGCTCACAGGCGTACCGCGAGGCCGTTACGGCGCTCGCCACGAATGAGAGGCAGCTCCAGTTTGTCACTATGTCGGCGGACATTGACGCCATCGTGGCCGAGTACGGCGATGTCGTGGGCTACTCACACGCGGTAAGCCGCATCGGCATCGCGTCCGGCAGGCTCATGGATGCGACAACGACAACGCTCACGCTGGATAAAGATGTCGCGATGGACAAGGCAAAGAGCTATGAGATCTACATCCAAAAGGCAAATG